CTTGCAGCTCACAGACATCGCTACCATGACGCGCCCCGACGCGCGCCCCACAGAGAAATCCGAATCGCGTTCCCGCCTCGAACAAAACCAGAAGCGCAACCAGATTATACTGGAAGCCCAGGCCAAAAAAGAAAACCGCGCCGCCGGAACCGGCGGGTTTACCGTCGGTGTTCCATCTGACGGCGGATTCTTTTTACAAGGCGAAACCGCAGTGGACCTCATGACCAACGGCTTCAATAACTCCGAAGTTTTGAGCCGCTGCCAGGCCCGCACAATCAACCCCGGCACACAGTATGTCGAAATCATCGGCATCGACGAAACCAGCCGCGTCAACGGATCGCGCGGCGGCGGCGTCCGCGTTTACACAGTTGCGGAACTGGACGCGCTTACTCAGTCCAAAACCAAATTCAACAAAATCCGCATCGAGCCCAAGAAACTGACCGGTCTTTATTACGCATCCGGCGAGGTCATGTCCAACGTGACATTCCTTGGACAGGAAATGCGCCAGCTCTTCGGCGAGGAATTCGCCTTCAAATGCCAGGATCAGGTCATCAACGGATCCGGCGCGGGCGAAGCCCTGGGCGTTCTGAATGCCGGCTGCATCGTATCCATCGCCAAAGAATCCGGGCAGGGAGCAAAAACCATCGTAACCAAGAACCTGTCCAAAATGTGGGCCGCCGCCATCGGCCAGCGCAAGAATGTGGTGTGGCTTATCAACCGCGACACCAACCCGCAGCTTGACGAACTGGTCATTGTTGCCGGCACGGGCGCTGTAGAGCCGCGTTTCGTCACCTATGCGCCGGATGGCACCACCCGGATCAAGGGTGCGCCGGTCGTTGAAATCGAACAGTGCGCCACCCTGGGCACCGTTGGCGACATCATCCTGGCCGATTTCAGCCAGTATATCACCGCCAACAAGGGCGACATCAACGAGGCCATGAGCATCGAAGTCATGTTCCTCTACGATCAGCAGACGTTCCGATTCATTTATTATTTCGACGGACAGCCGCGCTGGGCGTCGGCCATCACACCCCACAAGGGCAGCCAGACCGTCAGCCCGTTTGTCACCCTGGCCACACGCGCATAAGCGAGGTGTCCTTAACCCTCTCCCTTGTGGTGGGAGAGGGTAGGGTGAGGGTAAAAAACAACGTTATTCCGGATAAGTCCGGAATCAGAAAAAAGGAGAAATTAAAATGGGAAAATTCATCGAAAACTTCAAACTGGTCCCGTGCGGCGTTGACATTGACTTCAACACCGCCGCCAGCAATTTGTCCGATTCCATCAACATGAAAAACTATCACCGCGCCACGTTCCTGATTCAGCTTGCCGACATCGGAACCGCCAGCCCCGTCCTGATCGTTTACTCCGGCGCTACCGACGCGGCTTGCACATCCGCGCTCAAATTCCGCTATGCGTTCGGCTCCGCCGCCGCCGGATCTGCAAACTGCGATGTCCTGACCGACTGGACCGAGTGCGACACAACCGGTCTTACCCTGACCCACGGCACCTACGACAACCATCTGCTCGTGGTCGAAGTGGAAGCCGCGAAGATGGACGTCGCCAACGGCGAAGAATGGCTTACCCTTGATTTCACCGATCCGGGTGGAGCAACCGGCCAGGCCATCGTCATCGCCGTCCTGGAACCGCGTTACACAGGCAACCAGTCCGCCACCGCCCTGGCATAACATAAACCACCGCCCTGCCCCCTCTCCCTCGACGGGAGAGGCCGGGTGAGGGTGAAACCCTGCATACTGGCCCAAGCTGCCATTGTGCTCATAAAAAAAAGGAGAACATTATGCAGACCAGAACCTACTGGAAAAACCAGAACATGACCTACCGCGACGAAGTCTTTGGCCCCGCCGAAGGCGTCTCGTTATGGCAGACATGCCCGATGGTCGCCCAGCTTGACCCGTCCATCGCGCACATATTCTTTGACGACTTCTTTAAACAGGACTCCACAAAATCCTCTCCCGTCACGCCCTACACCATTGTAGAGGACGACGGTGCGGGCGGAACAGACGCAATTCAGGACGCCGCGGGCGGCGTGTATAAACATTTCTGCGACGGAGACGACAACGACGAGGCCTATATGTCCACAACGCGAGAACCGTGGAAATTTGCCGCCGGCAAGTCGCTCTGGTTTGAAGCCCGCATCGCCATCACCCAGGGAGCGGTCAATAAAGCCAACTGGATCGTCGGCCTCACCGATGCCGCCGGCGCGGACATGTTGCTTGATGACGGCGCAGGTCCTGCCGCGTCCTATGACGGCGCCGTCTTTTTCGGCACCGAAGGCGCGCTGACCTTCGGATTTGAAACCTCCAATGCCGGAACACAGAGCACCACCGCCAGCGCCGGAACCATCGTCAGCGGAACCATGATCCGCCTGGGCTTCTGGTTCAATTCCGAATCGTCATCCGATACCACCGGAACCATCACGCCCTACGTGGACGGCGTCGCCGGAACGGCGCACACCATCACACTGGCAGGGCTGGAAGAGATGGAATTCACCATCGGCGTGAAGTCCGACGGATCGGCCGAAGAGGCGTTCAGCATCGACTACCTCAAGATCGTGCAGATCCGATAAGGGAGGGGGCGATCATGACGATATGTCTTGAGACAAACATAACAAAATGGAACGGCCAGGACGGCGATCAGGTCACTATCACCGACGCGCCGGAAGGCTCGACCTTTCATGCCGTGGACACAGGCCGGAAATACATCTGGCACGACGGCGGATTGGTTGAGGATTTGCGCGACATATACGTCGCGGAACACATTTAGCAATTAAGGAGGAAGTGAAATGTACGGAAAAACAGAAGCGGGATTAGGATTGCCCGTGCTGGTAGATTCCAGCGGAAAGCTTATCACCAAGCCGGGCGGCGGACTGTATGCCGACGCGGCCATTAAGGGGCGCCTGTTTCACGCCGCAAATCAGACGGCCGTGAATACGTCCACCACGTTGAACACGACGTTTGTCGGTCTTGGACTCTGCAACCCTACCGGTTCGGGAAAACTCATCATCGTGCACGAGTTTTCCTATGCGCTGGAACAGGCGGCGGCAGGCGCCGCCGTCCTTGCGTTGGCGACCACCACCGACAAGGGTTTTGCCGCAGCCATTGCCGCAAAGTGCTGTCGGAACGGTTATGCCACATCCATCGCCTACGTGGATGACGGAGCGACCATTGACGCCCCGGTCATCGTGAAGATCATCGGCGCCATCGGTGATTCGGCGACGTCAACCTGGCCGAACGTTCCAACGATCGTCAAGCTGGAAGGCCAGATCGTTCTGGCGCCGGGCCGGGCGCTTGTCACCGACACCACGGTAGCGATGGGCGCAACCGCCATCCAGTTTTCGTATCTCTGGGAGGAGATTGACGAATAAATCATTGCCTCCATCTCCGCCGGGGATGGAGGCAATCACGAAGAGGACGGGGCCGGGTGCGCGAACACCCACCGGAGGGGACTCCGGCCGCCCCATCCGTGAGGCAACGCATAACACAACAAGGGGACGTGGTCAATGGATCAGGATGCCATTAATCAAGCAGTCAGAGCTGGCGTTGAAGCCGGTGTCAAAGCGGCGCTGGAGGACAAGTTGAAGCCGTTTTACATCGAGCGCGAAGAGCACTTCAAACATCATGAATTCATCAGGGAATGGATGGACTGGACCAATCAGTGTAAGTCAATCATCCTCAAAACCGTATTGGGAACCCTTGCGGTCGCAGCGTTGGCCCTGATGATGATTGGATTTGCAATGAAACGCGGCGGGAATTGAAATGACCGTATACGAATTTATCGAAGGGCATGAGGGCCGCAAAGACGAGCCCTATAAATGTTCGGCGGGCCACTGGACTATCGGTGTCGGCTGGAACATGGACGCCAACCCGTTGCCGCCGTATATCGAATACTATTTGAAGCAGAACGGCCGCATCACCAACGCGATGGCAGATCATCTTCTGGTCATATCTGTGCGGTCCGCCATTGCCGATTGCCGCGTCCTTTTCCCGAATTTCGATGAGTTCACAAACAGCCGACGAATGGCGCTCATCGATTTTGTGTTCCAGCTTGGCTTCAAGCGCGCCCGCACATTTGTCCGCGCCATTGCCGCCGTCAACACCGGCCGCTGGGAAGATGCGGCCGCGGAAATGCGCGACAGCGCATGGGCGCACCAGACGCCGAACCGGGCGGCGGAAGTCACCGACATGATCGAGGCGGGATGAAAACAGGAACCTTGCGGCGGAAAATCGCGATGCAAAAGGCAAAGAGGCAGCGGCGCAAAAAGAGACGGTAAAACATGGCACGATTTCTCACAGAATTAGACGCGCAACTCAAAAACGACGACAGCGTCTGGGTGATCAAGTATCCCCTGGAATATGAAAGCGATATCCTGGGTAAGATCATTGTCCCTGCCGGATTTGAGACCGACTTTGCCAGCGTTCCCCGTGTGCCCGTGGTGTATTGGTTGTACGGCAACAAAGCGCACCGTGAGGCCGTCCTGCATGACTACCTGTATCGTATCGACGCTGTGCCTCCGGCAAGTTACCGGCAAGCCAACAATGTTTTTTTTGAGGCAATGGCGCTGCGCGGGAAGCCTGTTTATGTGCGATACCCCATGTGGTGGGGCGTCGTCCTGGGCGGCTGGACCGCCTATCACAAAAAGAAAGTGAGTGACCGTCTATGACCCTTGCCGCCGACATCATAACCGACCTGGACGTCTTTCTGAACGCTGACGAATTCGCGCGAGCCGCGACCTATGCGCCGACATACACGGAATATCCGGCCGTGGACATCTCCGCCATGCAGCTGGGATACCCGACCATATTGACCAGCGTTGATCATGGACTGCCGGCCGGGACCAACGTCACACTGGCGGGATTTTCCGGTGACGACGCGGACCGGATCAACGCGCAGGCCTTTGCCGTATATTTCCCGGCCGACGACACCATCGTCATCGACCTCGATACAACCGGCCTGGACATCAGCGTCGGAGAGCCAGCGCCCACGGCCACGCCGGTGTATCCCGACGAAATCGAAACAAGCGTCCTGTTTAACCGCGAGGACGCGGCGGCCTACGGCATGGAAGGCACGCGGATATGGATTCAGGGAAAAACCAGTTTATTTTCTATGGCAAAGCCCGGAGAAACAATAACCATCGACGGTACGGCGTACAAAATCAAAAGTCCGCCCGTCCATGGCGACGACGGCATGAGCATCATCGAATTGAGCATCGACTAATCCCCCTCTCCCGTGATGGGAGAGGCTGGGCGAGGGTGAATAAATGGCAGACAGCATTCGACAGAAGATCATTACCGCCCTGGACACGCGGTTGAAGACCATCCGGACCGCGTCCGGCTACCAGACTGATGCCGGTGCCCACGTCTTCGACTGGGAAGAGCGGACGCTGGACGACAGCGAGCTTGACGCCATCGTCTACCGCGACCGCCAGAATGCGCCGGCCGCCGCGACACTCTCGAAACTGCTGCACTACACGATCACCGTCGAGATCGAACTCAAGACCAAAGCGGCCGGAAATACCGCCGCCCGGCTGCGCAAGATGCTCGCGGACATTTTGAAGGCCATCGGCACGGATGAAACATTCAGCGGCCTGGCGACGCGTACCACGCCCGGCCAGGATGAAATCGATATCCAGCAGGATGATAAGATCAAAGGCCAGGCGCGCCTGACGATCTCCATCGAATACGAAGCCACCAAGTGGAGTTATTAACCGATAAA